TCAGCCTTGGGGGGCCAGTGCGGCCCAGGTCATCGGCCCGACGATGCCGTCGGGAAGAAGTTCATTGCGGCTCTGAAATTCGACGACCGCGCGCCGGGTCAGCGGGCCAAAGGCGCCGTCTATGCCGGGGCCCCGCAGCAGGCGTTGCAGGTCGCGGACATGCTGGCCCGTTGCGCCCTGGCGCAGGACAGGGCGGATGGGGTCAGGTGCCACCGGCCGCGAGGACAGAAGCCGCGCAACCTCGGCCCGCAGTTCGTCGCCAATGGCGATGGGATCGCGGGCGCCGGGCCCGCCACGGGGCGGGTAGTCAAAGTCCCATTTTCCCGCCTGAACAACGCCCAGCGTTGGCTCGACCTCGGCATGACTCAGCGTGATGCGTGGCCCAGGCACGATTCCGTAACGGTCGCAGAGCCGCGCTGTCTCGGCCACCAAGGCATCGACCTGGACAGGCTTGACCGGATGCGTCCAGGGCACCGCACCGCCCCAGCCTGCCCCGGCCATGGCACAGATGGCCACGCCGATCGCGCCGGTGTTCAGGCCCCGCGTGTGGGCCGCATAGGTGCCGGGTGTCAGCGCACGGCCGGGTGCGTTGGCGGCGATGGCATGGTGCCCATCATGGACCTGCCCGTCCCCGTCGATCAGCCGATGATAGGCGCGACGATCCTCCGGGCCGGGGCTGTAGCCGCCACCGGTATGGTGCCAGACGATGCGGTTCATCATCGTGTTCTCCATATGAAAAAGCCCCGCAGGTGCGGGGCGTGTGCGTGACCGGGAAGGCCACATTTTTGTCTTAATCCGTGCGCAATCTGGGGAGGGTCAGAAGACCGGAGGCATTGATGGACAACGACCGTCGCATCGCGCTCCTGGAACAAGCGCTTGTCGATTACATCGAGCGATACGGGCTGACCGAACTGGCGCGCGAGGCGATGCGCCTCCAGTCCAAACCGGAACCCGACCCCCCAGTGGTCGGAAACAGAGGGGACGGGCCGGATACCACGACCTGATCGGGAATCGCGACATCGCCGCCAGAGTAGAGGCGCGGCTGGAGTTTCGCCAGCCGCGCCTCTCGACTGATCCTGCGCCGCGCTACAGCGCCTCTACCGTCAGCGCGTCGATCCGGTGCTGCGTCGTGGTGGGCGTGCCGCCGGTGTGCTGGAGGTAGAGTTGCAGGTTGGTCTCGTCCACCAGATCGGGCCGTTCGGCCAGCCGGAAGGTTTCGGTGATCGTGCTCGACCCGGACCCACCCGGAAGGTTGGTGTCGTAATAGAGCTGCGACGAGGCCGCGATCTCTCCGAACAGCGGCGAGGTATAGGCCCCGCGCCCCAGGCGCCGGACCAGCGCCGAGGCGCCCGACGATCCGGTCACGCGGGTGACAGTCAGCGTGACCCGGTATTGCCGCAGCGGATCCAGCCCCGGAATGACCAGCGTCGCGCGCGAAGTCTGGCCGCCGACCTGCGGGCCGATCACCAGCCGCCCCTCGCCATCAAAGGCGCAATCCGTCAGGGTCCAGCCAGCCGGATTGAGGCTATAGACCACCTCTGGCGCGGGCAGCGGCGGCGGATAGACGGCGGTCAGGTCATCGTCGTAATCCTCGACCTCGATCAGGCTGATGTCAAAGATCTCGATATTCAGCCCGCCGGTGCCTGCCGCCGGGGTTGGAATGCGCGCCCGCAACCACAGGTCCAGACTGGTCTCGCCCGGCGCCACGTCGATGCCAAAGGCCAGATTTTCCACCCGGCGGGTTGGGTTGGGGTCGATCACATAGGGCGCCACCACATCGGAGGCGCCGACCGTCTTGCCCACGAGCACCTCGATCCGCACCAGCTCGGAATCCACGTTATCCTTGGACATGGACGATCCGATGCCCAGCCGCAGCAGGTATTTGCGGCCAGCGGTCAGCTTCTTGCTGTCCCCGGTCAGGCGGATATCGAGGCGCGGGTTGGACCCGCTCTTGATCCCCACCAGCGCCCCGGCGCTGGTCGTGGCGGGGGTGAAATCGCCGGGATCCACATCGTCAGCCAGCCGGTCCCAATCCGGCGACAGGTTGCCCTGCACCTGGGCGGTGGCATTGTTGACGACGATGGTCCCGTATTGCTCTGGCCAGAACAGCGCCAGATCATTGCCCATGCGGCTGTCGAATATGACCTCATCCGGGACCGTCGGTGCGCTGAACACCGTCACCGTCTGGCTGACCGCCACGGCAGGCGTGCCGACCCCATTGTCGGCGATCACACGGTAGCTCAGGCCCTCCGCCAGATCAGGGATCGTGACGTTATAGCTGGCACCCACCGCCCCCGGAATATCCTCGCCATCGAGCATCCACTGGAATGTGTAGCTCGGGGCCGGGTGCACCGTGGCGGCCTGATAGCCCACCCCGGCATAGAGCGTGATATTGGCCACCGACAACACCTCGGGCGCCTCGACATAGTCGGGGAAGGCGGCGGCGGGCATCCGCTTGACCATCATGCGCGGCGCCACAGCGAATTCCGGCTGGGCATTGGTCACGGCGCCGGTGACATTGGCATAGCCACGCGGCGCCGCCTCGGTCTGGGTCGTGAAACGCTGATGGCTGGACCAAGGGCCGGGGCCATGCTCATTGTGCTGGCGCAGCTGCACATAATGCGGCGCGGCGATCAGGCCGCTGACCGATCCGCTGGCCGCGACATCATCGACCTGCACATACTGCACCTGATCCAAGGAGAACCGCAGATCGCGGCGGGTGATCGGCCAGGCGGATTTGTCCTTGCCCTGGAAATCATAGCTGAAGGACCGCGTTCCGCCCGTGACAGATGGCACGACGATTTCCGCCGGCACATGGGGATAGACCGCCGCGGGCATGGCATTGCGATGCGCGGCCCAGAATTGCGACCCATAGCCGGACAGCGCGCCGGTCGATGCCTCCCAGTCATTGGCCAGGCTGATGGCCGCGAAATGGTCGAAATAGGCGATCTTGGCGGCCCGGTCATTGGTCGGGTCCAGCGGCCCACCGCGCAATATCGCATCCACGCCGGTCTGACCGCCGGGGCCGTTTTGCAGCAGGCCCACGAACAGCGTCTCCAGCGCGCCGGGATGGCTGGTCATCGGCAGATAGCCCTGCTGTTCATTGTCGGAATAGGCCGAATTGCGCCCCTGCCCCAGCTGCTGGCACAGCCAGGCGGTGCCGACGGTTTCCGGCCGCACCGGGATATACTGTTTCTGCCGCAGAGAAGTGGGGCTTTCCCAGGCCACGGGGTAGCCCACCGCCGCCTCGGTCCGCCAGAACGGCTGTTGCAGCGCGCCAGTGCGCAGCTGGCTGTCGATCAGGTCCAGCCAATCCTGCCGCCCCAGCGCGAATGCCGCCAGCATCATATCCGGCCAATAGCCGTGATTCTGGCCCGCGCCCGCGCCCAGCCGATAGCCCATCTCCAGCTCGGCCAGCATCCACAGCCCCTGCCGGATCTTGCGCAGGGCAGTCAGCCGCTTGTCCACCGCCGATTGATCGGTGTGCAGCCACAGCCCCGCCCGCGCGAATTCGATGCCGTAGTACGAGGCATAGCGGGTGCCGGTGGATTCGTAGACGGTCTGGATCCTCGACAGCGCATCGCCACCCCAGCCATTGTGCAGCCGCCAAGGCTGGGTGCGGGTTTCCGCGTCGGCCTTGCTGAAGGTGCCCACGGGCGCCAGATTGCGCAGCACTCCCAGATTGACCGCCGCCTCGTGCCCCTTGATCTCGCCCAGCCCGCGTGTCGGGCACGGTGCGAAAAAGCCCTCGGGCGGGGCGGTCGGCACAAAGGACAGCACCGCAGGCGGCTCCAGGAACAACTGCCAGCCCGATCCACTGGACGGGTGGTCAATATCGCTGCGCCGCACCGACTTGATCAGCGAGGCGGTATCGTCTTGGTCGATCTTGACCCGCACGCCGGTTGCCCCGACCGAGACATTCAGCCCGTGGACATACCGCGACCGGCCACTGGTCTGGGCACTGGCGGCCCCGGACAGCAACTGGTCCAACGCCTGCACCCGGTCACCGAAAGGGTTGACGATCTGGCTGCCGCGCAGATCAGCGTCGCGCATCATCCCATGCGCCCATGTCAGGGCCGGGAATGCCGCATCCACCGTGCTGCCGCTGGAATAGCTGGGGTTGGCGTGGGCGATCAGCTCGGACGGCGTGCCATCCTGCACATAGATATCGCTGTCATGCGTGCCGATCACCGGCAGATCGCCCAAGGCGTCCCAATAGACCGGCACCTCGATCTGATTGCCCCCCGTCGCGGCATCCCAGAAGGTAAAGCTGATCCCGGCCACCGTGATCTCATCGGCATAGACCGGCGCTGCGGCAGGCACCGGCTCGGTTGGTTCGGTCGGCTCTGTCGGTTCCGTTGGTTCCGTGGGTTCGGTTGGCTCGGTCGGCTCTGTGGGTTCCGTTGGCTCCGTGGGTTCGGTTGGTTCCGTCGGCTCTGTCACCACAGCCTCGACCACGCGCGGCAGGGTGGCATAGATCACCTCGACCTCGCCCAGGCTGACCAGCTCGCGCACCTGCCAGCTCTCGCCGTCCTGCACCAGAGTATCACCGTCAAAGGCCACCCATTCCCCAGCGTCCAGCCGCATCTGCCGCACGGTGGAGGAATCGACGGGGTGATAGCTGCCCCAGGTCACGGCATCACCAAGCCTGTCACCTGCGTACAGCGCCGCCAGCACCGGGCCGGTGCCGGTGATCACCGGGGGCGTACCACCCGCGTGCAGCGCGACGGCTGCCAATCCGAACCCAAGGCCAAACATCACCAGACCCCAACAATTCCGGTGGCGGTGGTGCCCGTTGCCCAGACCCGCGTCACGCGCACCGGCAAGGGCGTGCCCACCAGCATCGGCAGGATGACCGGATCGCCACCGGCGCGCATCGTGACCTGCACCGTGCCAGCGCCGGTGCAATACAGCGCACGGGGCACCATCAGCAGATCACTGCCGTCGGACGGGGTGATCGCCAGCGCGGCGCTGGCCGGGTCCGCAAGCGCCGTGGCGCTATAGGTAAACATGTCAATGGGGGGCATCTCAGGCTCCTGAAGCTGAATTGTTAGACGGATGTCAGACGGTCAGCCCTTGCGGCTGGCCCAGCGTTCCAGCGCCGCCCCGGCCCCACGCGGGCCGAGGTAGGCAAGAAATGCGATCAGCCCGACTGTCACCTCGCGCGGGAAAGCGAAGTAGACACCGACGCTGTCGCCAATCATCGCCATGCCGAGGACCAGAGGCGCCTCCCATAGCAGATCCCACGACAGGATCGGACGGCGCTTGGCGCGCACTTCGCCCGCGTGATACATCGCCCGGCCCGCAAAGCCCGCGATCAGCGCGGTGGCCGCGCCACCGATGGCCCGGTTGATTGTCTCGATCAGGCCCGGATCGGGCGGTAGGTCGGCCATGGTCACTCCTGCGCAGATGTCGTGTCGGGATTTGGTCAGCCACCGGGGCCTAGTCCGGCTCGGTCTCCGGCTCTGGCTCGGGCTGGTGCAGACGCACATCGACCCAGCGGCCGCCGGGCGCGTCCATCGGATCGCCCGCGATCCACAGCCCATCATCCCAGACAGGGGCGGTCAGGGTGACGATCAGCACGCCATCCGCCCAGGTCGTGGCCACATGCACCAGACGATTGCCATTGTGATCGCGCGGCACCTCGATCTGCCAGCCGCTCTGCGCGAGGCCGTGGCTGCCGCCCAGCATATAGACCCCCAGCCCCACCCGCGTGATCGTCACGCCCGCCGCCATCGCATTGACCGCACCATCGCCCGCCGCGGCAAAGCCCTGATCGGGGTCCACCCCGCCGCCCACGCGGGCGATTGGGGACGCGGCCTTGACGAACCCGTTGCTGTCCACCGTCGTATTGGCGGTGTTGCGCACCTGGTGCCACGTGCCCCAGGTGCCGTTCATGTAGCGCCGGGTCCAGGTTTCTGGCGGATTGGCCGCACCCGCCCGCATGGCACGCAGGGTGAAGAACGTCGGGCTGAATCGCTCGACCACGACGGTGCCGAAGTTGCCCGACGAATAGCCGGGCGGCATATCGGTCTGATCCGTCGTGGTCGCGCCAAAGACATAGACCCCGCTGGGCGCATCGGTGCGCAACCAGCTGCCGATATTGGCCGGTGCGGTGGCCAGCGCGCCCCATCCATAATCGCCCGCCTTGCTCAGCCGCCCAGCGGTGGCGTCGGTCGAGGTCTGGGTAATGCCCGGCCCGGTGAACCGCCCCGTGACCGGGTCGACCACCAGCACGTCGCGCGGCACCGCCGCGCCATCCTCGGACAGTTGGAACGCCAGCTCTGACAATCGGCTGGCGTCCAGGGCGTTGACCTTGCGCATCGCTATGCGGCCTACCGGCACCGGGGCCGGATCGTCCAGCAATGTGACAGTCCATTCTACGCTCACACCCTCGCCCGCGCCCAGGTTCTGGCCGCCCTCGCGCCAGTCGAGCTTGAGGCCAGCCTGCGGTGCAACCGGCGCATCGTCGATGCTGATCGCGGGAACAGAGATTTCCAGCGGCCCCTCGACGCCCCCCGGCGCGCGGATCCGGCCCGTGTCGCCGTCGATCTCGAACACGCGGCGCCAGACCCCGGCCACGTCCACCGCCGACCACCAGGCGCGGGCGCGCGGCGTGCCGTCCGATCCGGTCGCGTGCTCATATCCGGCCTGCATCACCTCGCGCGTCGCATCGCGCTGCCAGGCAACGCGACCGCCCAGCGAGGATGTGGCCCCACGCGCCAGCGACACGCTGGTATGCATCCCGTCGCCAGCGACGATGCCATTCAGCGCCTTATCTTCCAGGACCAGCCGGGCGATTTCCAGGCTGCTGCCGCCCTCGCGGTCAAAGGTCGGCCAGCCCGCCTCATCCGGGGCGCCCGGCGTGCGGCGGCCCGGCGCCTCGTCGATATCGCGGCGGATCAGGATGTGCCGCGCGTCCATATCGGTCAGCTGCTGGCGCCGCCCGTCGAACGTCACCCGCCCGTCACCCAGGTCCAGCTGACCGGGATAGGTGATCTGGAAATCGCACATCAGGCCGGGGTGGGTGTCCGACAGCCAGGCCCCGACCCATTCGCCGCCCACCTCATCTGCGGTGGCATTCCAGCGCCGAAAGGTCAGGGTGCTGCTGTCCGTATCCCAATCCGCGACCGACCAGATCAGCGGATTGTCGGTGCCGTCGATCCCCGCGCGGGCGCAGCGCGGAATTGCCATGTTGTTGCAGACCCACCAAAGATCAAGATCGGCGTCATACCGCGTCGGGGTCTGGTCATAGCTATTGATGATCCCGGTGTGCCCGTAGAACACCGCGAAAATCCGGTCCGCATGGCGACGGATCAGGCCGGGGTCCGATGGCGTTCCCAGCACCAGTTGCGTGCTGTGGAAATCCAGCGCCGCCTTGACATAGGCGATACGCAATTGCAGCACAGTCTCATCGGTGATCGGCCCGTGCTGCCAGGTCTGCAACAGCCGGATATCGGTATACGGCGGGGCAGGCTCTGGCGTGTCGTCGTCGGCCCCTTCTTCGCCCTCGGGCGGCAGAGTGTCATCCTCGGGCGGAGCGCCGGCATCGTCGGCATAGGCATAGTCCACCCCGTAGGTCAGCAAAACGCCGTCCTCGACTTCCCCCAGAAACACCTGCGTCGCAGCCTCTGACCCATAGGCATAGGCGCCCACCGTCACCAGCGGCTGCCCGCCCCCGGCCCAGGACGTGGCCGCCGCCGAGGGCACCGTGACAGGATCGCGGGTTTCGGAATTCGGTTCTGGCCCATAGCCCACCGGGGGCTGGTGGATCACGATGTGCCAGAAATGATAGGGATGCGCCCGCATCACCCGGTCGGCGTAATCCACCGCATCACGCGGGATCTGCCCTCCTACGCCGCCGGATTCGGTGCTCATGAACATGAAACCCAGACGACCAATCGTCATCGCATAGGTGGACCGGCCAAAGACTTCGCGGAAATCGTCGAACATCCAGGCGCGTGGGTTCGTCTTGCCACCCCGACCCGAGACGTCGTGGTTGCCCGCCACCGCGAAAAAACGATCCAGGCTGATCCGCGCACGGCCCCAGACCTCGGGCAGCACCCGCCCCATACCCCAAGGGTAGGGGTCGCCCGGTTGCAACACCTCATCGGGATCCAGCCCGGCCGCACGAATCGTGGTGATATTTGTCGTGGAACAGGCCAGACGCTGGCCGATATCGCCGACGTGCAACATCAGATCGGCGGCGGGCAGTTGCGCACCCATGCTGTCCAGCACCCGCTCCAGAATCCCGAACTGACTGTTCTCCTGCCCCGGCGGCATCAGCGGATCACCGATCTTTGGCTGCCAGTCGCCGGTCACAATCGCGCGCAGGCGCGTCCGGCGCCCCTTGGTCATATCCGCTGCCCCACCCGCGAAGGTGGCCGAGGCCGCCGCCGACACCGCCGCCGCCTCGGCCGCCGCCTTGGCCGCAATGGCCTGTGCCAGCGCATCGGGCACATCCGGCACCGGGGCCGGGATCGCCAACAGGCTGGCCAGGGTGACGGGGCCAGAGGCGGGCACGGCGATACCGGGCAGCTGCACCACGATCTGCCGCCCCAGCGCGACCGACCAATATTGCACCGCCACATCGTAGATCGACCCACGGTCCAGCGTCGTGGTGGTCTGCAACCGCACGTCCAGCCAGCCCATGGCATCCAGCTGCGCCACCACCTCGCGCGGCATGATCAGGTGATCGCCCGTCCGGTCCCAGTCACGCAGCTGGAAATGCACCCGCCCGTGGCGCGGCGTCTCGCCATTGGGCAGGTCAACGGGGCCGGTGATCCGGGTCAACAGCATCGGCATGGGGTGCCTCTCAGATGAGTGTGATGGTTTGGGGGCCGCTGACCGGCCCGCCGATACCCGATCCGTTGATCGGCTCTATCCAGTAGCGATGCGCCCCGACACCTGGGCCGGGGTCAGTCCAGCTATCCGCCAGCGAGGCGGCGCCGAATTCCAGCCGCACCACCGATGCGTCGCCAAAGACGGCCCCCGCGCCCGCCGCGCGATAGATGCGGGCGGCGACATAGCGGGGGCTATTGGGCGCGGTCCAGCCCACCACGACGGTCGACCCGGCCACCGTGGCGGCAAAATCCTCGACCGCAGGGGGCGGGTCGGTATTGGCCACCGCCTGCACCACCACGGGCGCCTCGGGCACCCAGACCGACAGCCGCCCGGCATTGGTGCGGTTGCGCAGCTGCGCCTCATATTCCGCGCCGTCGATCAGTCCAGAGGACAGCAGATTGCCCTGCCCGCCGGGGATATCGACGATCTGCCAATCCGGCAAACCGGCATCCGGTGACCGGACGCGCAGCTGCTGGCGCAGATCCTCGGTCTGGGCAGGCCAGGTCCAGTCGATCAGCGCGACACCGCCGGTGCCCTCGACCACCTGACCCGACAGGCTGGCAGGCGCGGGCACCGTGCCATCCTCGGCCACCGAGGCGCGCAGCGTGCGCGGCGGCTCCAGCGCCAGGGCATCCGGCGTAAAATCCTCTGGCTCGACCGAAACCGCCTGAATCTGCCAGGTATGCGATCCGCCATTGCGGGCCAGCAGACCCACCTCGCAGCGGCAATCCAGCCCCAGTTCGGCGTGCTGGATGCGCACGAAACGCCGCCCCATCACCTGGCGCCCGATATATTTCAGGGTGCCGGTGATCGACCATTCCGGCTGGGCCGTGGCCGCCCAGCGACGGATCACGCGCCACGCCTGATTGTGGCTGTCGATCCCGAAACATTCTTCTTCCGCCCGTGGTGCCGTCGGATCGGGGTTGACGATGACCGCCCCCGACACCTCTTCGTTCCAGTCCCGCGCCGGTTCGACATAGCGCAGGGCGTAGCTGCCCACGGCATCAGGATCGGTGGCCTTGTGCTTGACCGTCAGGCTGACAAAATCCGCCGCTGTCAGGATCAGGTCCGGCTCCTGATAATCGCCAACCTTGAACCCCAGCTTGCCGTCCGACCGCTCGTAAAACCACGCATCGCAGCACATTTGGAGATGCGCGCGCGCCTGTTCCCAGGTCATATCCGCGCGGATCACGGTGTTGATCGTCCAGCGTTTTTGCGTGCCACCGTCGCGGTTGGTGACCGGCTGGTCGCAGATATCGGCCTCGGCTGCCACCTCGGCCCAATCCACCTGCTTGCCGTAGATGCGGGTGGCGATATCGGCGATGATCAGCGCGGCATTGTCGGTCCAGTCGGTGCTGTCGGTGCGCGGATCATAGACCGTATCGCAGCCATCCCAGACCGGCGCATAAGCCCATTCCCTGCCATTGGAATAAATCTGCGAAAACAGCTCTGTCGCGCAGCGCGCCGCGTAGAGGCCCGCATAGGACAGGCCCGCGAAATTGTCGCTGGCCCCCACTTCGGGGAATGCGGCCTGCCAGACCGGATCGGCGGCCTGCCCCGGCTGGCCGGTATAGGGCCGCACCTGACCGTGCCAGACGCCGGGATGCGACCCTTCGGGCCAGCGGATCGGATCGGTGGTGACAAAGCCGCCCGCGTCCAGCTCCACCTCGCGCTTGTCCAGGTAATGCACCACCGGCCCGCGCGTGGAATGGCAGGCGATCAGCACGCCATAGTGGCGCTTGCCCTTGGCATCCGACCCGCCGGGATTGACCACCGGCACCGCGGAATAGGCCGACAGGGCCATCGGCCCGCCCTTGCGCACCCGGCCATAGGCCCATTCGACGAAAGCCACGTCCTGCGCGTAGTTCGTCATGATCTCGGGCGGCGGCGGCATCTTGGGCTTGGGCATCAGCGCCTGTGACAGCAGCGACAGCCCGACCGAAACCACGATGCGCGACAGGAATGTCCCGCCCACCAGCCAGGCGCCTGCGCTCATTCCCGTCGCAAAGGCACCACCGATCCCAGCTGCCGCCCCGACCCCCGTGGTCAGCCCTACCCAGATGCCCTGCAAAAACGGCGCAATCGGCCCCGCCTTGGCCTGGCTGGGCGTGCACAGGCAGGTGGTGGACAGCAGCGCCGCCAGGATCCATCTACGCATGATAGCCCACCCCCCAGGCGCCCAGAACCTTGACCGGCGGCCCGTTGGCCACGCCGCCATCCGCCATCTTGACCGCCCAATCCCGGCCCAGGCACAGTCCGCCATGCGGGCGCAGCATCCCATCCAGCGGCAGCAGCAGCACGCCGACATCCCCGGCCACCGGGGCGCTGGTCAGCGCCAGCCCCGCGCGCTGCATCCGGGGGGCCACTGCCTCCAGCGGATGCGAGAAAAACCGCCAGACGCGCTGCGCCTCGGAGGCAGACTCATAGGTCAGGCGGATATCCTCGGCAGGATCGACCCCGCGCATCCGCAGCACCCAATCGGCTGGCAGGGTGATGCAATCGGCGCTGCCCCAGGCGTGGCGCAGCGCCAGCCAGCGGTTCAACTCGGCATAGAGTGGACTCATCATCCGAACAGCTTTTGCTCTTGGAACATGTCGGTCGGCATGAACCGCAGGCTCGCATTGCCCGCCCCGATCAGGCGGCTGTGATCGGCCACGGTATATTGCAGCCCCGGCGCGCGGTTGCGGCCCGTGAACGGCCCCTCGAAATTCAGGGTGATCCGCCGCTCCAGCGCGCCGGACAGATCGAACTGCACATCGCGGCCCCGCCGGGTCAGAAACCGCTGCGGCGGCAGGGTCGGGGCGTGAAATTCCGCCATCGACAACAGGGGTTGGTCCCAGAAGATGATTTCGCGGTCGCGGATGTAATCCGTCCCCAGCGCCCGCACCTCTGCAATCAGATCGGCGCCGTCGGGGTCGGGGATAAAGGCCAGCGTCAGGCTGCCCCCCGCCGCCTCGCCCTGTATCGACGGGCGCAGATCGCTGGCCCCGATCAGCCGCGACCCGATCCACTGGTGGCCGTCTACATCGGTGAATATCCCATCCACCCCGACCAGAAACCGGAACACCCCGTCCGGCGTGTCGATCGACACCAGATCCAGCACGCCGATCACCTCGGCCCGTGGGTCAAACGTCACTCAAGCACCTCGCAGATAGACTGACTCGGAGACCAACTGCATTATCGGCGCTGACCGATACACAGCGGAGGATTCGCCTTGGAAATGACCATCGACGAAGCGGTAGCGCGCCTGAACTCGCAGAATGCCCAAATTGCGAATGCAATGATGTCACTCGCACGCGCCATGTCAAAAACAGACATCGCCGACCGATGGATCGAGGAACTCGACAAGTTCATTGCAGCTGAAGGCCAACAGAATTTCCTGCTCAACCTTCGCGACACGCTTGCTCAACCCGCGCATCGAAATACTCACTAGGCTCAACCACGACGATATGGGCGCCGGAAAGAAATCCCCCGATCTGCGAAAGATCGAACTCCATCCTGATCAGTGCACCGCCCTCGCGTTCGATACGCGACAGCCGAGCACAGACTCGGATGGATTTCAGCGGAACGTCATTCGATGTCTCTGTATCGAACCTCATCGCGTGATCCACTCCACAAGATCCAACTGGGGCCGCGCCACACGGTCCAGCCCATAGGCAGGCAGGCCCATGGCGTCACCGGACGCCAAGAACACCCCGCGCGCGATCACGTCGATCTGCGCGCCGGCCGGAATTGCCACCCGCAACAGCTCCACCTGCAATGTGGTCGCCGCACCCGATCCGCTGCGCCCGGTCACCGCAAAGGGCCAATCCTGATAGGACAGAAAACTGCCCACGGTGATGGGCCGCGACAGGGCGGATTCATCGACCACGATGCTGGTGGCCCCTGCCGCCGCAGGCGCGGCGCAGGGCATCTGTGGGCGCGGCTCGACATACAGGCCCGACTGCCAGGCGGACCAGACCTCGCGCCACCCGGCCCCGGACCATACCGGACTGACCACCGGGTCGACCATCCGCACCCGATAGGCATTGACCCGGCCCTGCCCGCGCAGCACCAGCGCGCGCCAGGCGCCGACCATCTCGGGCGGCAGCACCAGCTGCGGGGCACCGACCCAGCGCGGGAAAGCGTTATAGACCACCTGGTCGGACCCATCTGTCCCGGTCGCAGGCGGCTGGCCGCGCCAGTCCGGGCGCCAGTCCACCGTCAGTGCGCGCAGGAACGGCAGCGGAATGTCGATGATATCGCGGATCACCGCAGCCCCCGCGCCTGCATGTCTTGCAGCATCGACGGCATGGCCAGTTGCTGCGCCCGCGCCATCTGCATATCGCCCTGGCCGGAGATCTCGGACACGCGCACATCGAAATAGGGGCTCGGGATAACCTCGACAGCGGTTCTGCTGGCCTGACCAGCATTGCCCAGCATCCGCTGGGTATCCAGTGCGGAATAGACCTGAGATCCGCGTGGCAGGCTGACCAGCTCTGCCCCGAGTTCGCCCACCATGGTGATGCCCCCGGCCCAGTTGGTGGTCCCATGGGCGTTCCGTCCGATCAAACCACCCAGCAAGCGCAGGATCCCGCCGCCGCCGCTGGCCGCCACCCCGGCAAGCGCCTGCCGGAACTGGGCCTTGGCAATCTCGGCGATCAGCGATGCAATGACCTTTTTCGCATTGCCACCCCGGAACATCAGTTCGTCGAACATATCGACAATGCTGTCGATGCCGCGTTCCGTCGCCTCGCGCATCTCTTCCAGCTTGTCCTTGGCCTGATCTGCATTCAGGCCCGCGTTCATATAGGATAGGGCCAGCTGGTCGATCTCGGCGGCCAATTCAGGCGTGATCTCGCGCCCCTCTTTTTTCGCGGCGTTCAGCAACTGGGCCTTCTTGCGGGCGAATTCCACGGCATCGCCTAGCTGGCGGTTGCCACTGGCCACGGCGGCCAGAACGATTGCCTCCGCCTCCAGCTCTGCGATGCGCGCGCGTGTCGATTCCACCTCTGCGGCAAAGCCGTCCCGCTTGCCGCCGCCCTTGCTCTTGCCTTTGCCGCCGACAGGGTCCTCCCACCAGGCATCATTCGGGGCACGGCGGGGGCGATTGCTCGGGATGGACGGATCAACGCTCCACTCCAGCCCTCGCGCCGCAATCTGACTTGCCTTGCTATCCTCTGTGTCTGGACCTCCGGGAAGGCTATCTTTCAGGCGCTGCGCGATTCCGATGGTATTCAACAGAGCCAGCGCCAAGCTACCGATCTGACCTATGACCCCGCCAAGCTTGATCCCGTCGATGTTTCTGATCTCATCATATGCCAACACGGCCTTGCGATTTACCTCCGCCAAACCCTCGGCAAATGCCTGAGCATTCTTGGTGGTGGCAAATTCAGCCAACAAGACACCGATTTCTCGCGCGTAGGCGCGAATTTGCGCCGCATCCGCACCGCGCTTCATCAGGTGGAGAGCATCGGCATCTTCGATGAGAGCAGATTCCAACGCTTCCGCTTGGCCACGAACGGTGTTCATTGCCTCGGAAAGTTCGACACTCAGTGCATCTGCAAGGTTCTTTGTCTCGGTCGCAAATGCACCCGCAGCGGATCCGAATAGATCCATGCTGGCCCCAAATGCGCCAAATGCCGTGAACCGCTCAAATTGGGCAAACAGCTCTCCGTGCTCCCTGCGCAGCCTAGAGTAGTCTTCCGCCGCCTCAAAAGCACCCACCACCATGCGCTTGAAGAAATTGTCTATCTTCGCGCCAATCTCTCCGAACTTGCGGTCGAGATCGTTTGCCTTCGCCACCAACTCGGAATCCATTACAATGCCGAGCTGATGCGCGCGCTCGATGGTACTACGCAGGCCAGACTCGCCCTGCCCCAGCAACTCAACAAACCGTTCGCCCGCACTGCCACCGAACAGCTCATCCGAGACCCGGATTTGCGCCGCCTTGTCCAACTGCCCCAGCCGACCGATGATTTCCAGCATCAGGGCAGAGGGATCCTTGAGCTTGCTGCGCAGATCGCTGGCGCTATATCCCAGCCGCGTGAATGCCTCTGCCGCCGCGCCGCCGCCGGTGACGATCCACTCATCGGCGCGCAGGGACAGTTCCTTGAACCCGTCCACCAGCTGATCCACCCCGATGCGGTTCTGTTCGGCCACGAATTTCCATTCCTGGAACGCGCGCAGGCCCAGACCCGACCGCTTGGCCTCGTCCCCCAGTTGCGCAATGCCCTTCACGGTGCCCGCCAGATCGGCATTCAGGCTGGACAGCGCCGTCGTGACCAGCCCGGCGCCCAGTCCGCCGACAAAGCCGGTGGCCAGACCCGACATGCGCGAAAATGCCGCCGACAGGCTGGTTTCAGCCTGCTGGCCAAAGGTCTTTACCCGCTTGCCGGACCTGTCCAATCCCCGGTCGAAATCCGTGGTATCCAGTCCAAGGAAGGCGCGCAGGCGCTCTTTCAGTGAAGCCATTCTTTCCAACTCCTGACCAGGCCACGGCTTGCGGCCACTTCACGATAGGCCCGCATCTGCGCGCGCAGTTCCTGTGCGGCTTCGGAGGGGGACCGGCGCTCTGGTGCGATCAGTGCGCCCAGTTTCGGGACGGTTCTGGTCCGTCCCAGCACGGCAGTGGACCAGGCCAACACCATCCTGTTGCGATGCGACGTTTCCAGCGCGGCCTCGCAGGCGATCAGATATTGGCGCGGGGTCAGGGACCAGAAGTGGTCCGGCGAAAGCCCGGCCGCGACAAAGCCCCGAAACAGCGCCGCCAGATCGGCAGCGCCCCCGGCTTTTTTCCGGCGGGCGCGTCCCCGGCGCCGGTGGCCTGCGGCATGGCAACGCCAATCGCGCGATGGGCAGCGTCGGGGTGTCGATCCAGCACAGCGCCCGCCATAGCAACACTGGCGCCCGGATCGTGGCGCAGCATCGCGGCCCAAACCATGGCCCGCAATTGGGTCGAGGATTTTACCCGACCCGCTTCAAGCTCTGCGATCCAGGGCAGGGCCTCCAGGCCCGTCTCCGCCTCGAACGCACAGAGCGCGTTGAAGTCCAGCCGCAGCAGCACCCGCCCATGATCCATGGGCAGGCGCACATCACCCGTCAGGCCCAGCATCAGGGTCAGACGCCCCCGCCGGGCAGGGTTTCATCGCCGCCGCCACCGGGCAGTGTCGCCTCGCCCGCGACAATGCCGCTGATGCGCAGCACCAGTGTTGCACTGGATTTTCCCTGCACCGGAGCGGTGCGGCCATAGCTGCGCACGTAGCAGGCGTAGACCTCGGGATCCAGATTGCTGCCTGCGGGCCGAATGCTGACCTGGATCAGTTCCTTGGTCTGATTCAGCACCCGCAGCAGCAGATCCTGCGGATTGTCCGGGATATAATCCAGCGGCAGGGACATTTCGCCATTGTCGGCCATGCCCGCGATGAATTCCTTGGTGCGATTGGGCGAGGAATGCGACGTGACGTCAATGTCATCCGCCTGCATCTGCGGGAATTCGAAATCCCCGACCCCTTCCAGCGTGGTCCAGTCGGGGGTTTCGCCCCGGCCAATGCGGACAACCGCGCCCCAGCCGATATTTACACCTGTGGTGCTCATCTGTCGTTCTCCTTAGTAGACGGGCGCTGCGCGCCACGAGGTGATCTTGAAACTGCGCACCAGCGTGCCGATGCGCTGACGCCCCTCGCCATTGAGCATCTGGCTCATGTCGGTGGGCAGGCAGGGGGTTTCGCGCGTGTAGATCGCGCCCATGACCGCCTGGATGATCGCGGCATCGTCGGCGTCCAGCTCGTCTTCCAGATCGTCACCGCCCTGCCGCTTCACGATGATCTGCAACAGGGTGTCATGTTCGAACCGGCCGCCAGAGGTCGGCTGTTGCTGTTCGCTGGCCGTGACAACACCCAGCACAGGCAGCGTTTCAGGATCGACCGATCCGGACCAGGTGGCCAGCACGGTCATATCCGCAAAGCGTGGCACTGCGGCCAGCGCCGCCCGCGCAGCACTGCGATAGCCAGCGCGCCATGTCATGGCGACACCTCGTAGAGATCAGCGTGCAGGAACGCATCCGACGCGGGCGATCCGCCCGGCCAGACCGCCTGCACCTCGAAGGTGCGGCCATTCTCCAGCGTGATCGTATCGCCGCGCTTCAGCTCTGGCGCATCCACCTTCGCCACTTTCCAGACCGGCCCGACATCCCGCACCGGGTGGCCGTCGCGGTCCAGAAGATCGACCGGAGATTCCCGGAAGATCGACTGGATCACGCGCGCCGCGCCGCCCGCCGGGGTGTAGGAAACGGGGGCGCCCAGCAGATCGGAGAACACCCCCACCATCCCGTCGAAAAAGTGGCTCATCAGGCAGCGGCGGCCGGGACGGCGCCATTCAACCGCACAACGCCCGTCGCGGACGGGTTCGATGCAACGGCCAGTGCGGCACCAACCAGCACGTTTCCGCTGGTCGTGGCCGTGGTGCAGACCCCCGTGCCGGGAATCACATAGATGGCCTGCCCGACCGCCCATGCCTGCGCCGAGGTTTTCGGCACCGTGAAAACACCCTCGGTCACGATTTCGACAGGGGCGCCCGACAGCGCGTCATGCTGGGCGATGCCTGCCAGCAAGCCGACAACAACCAGCGTGCCGCTGGTGATATCGCGCGGGGCCGGGACGCTGACAACGTGACCCGGCTGGATGTAGTTCTTTGCCATTGTGGCCTCCGATTGGATTGCACAACAAAGGGCGGCCCGAAGGCCGCCCTTTGTCCGGTGATCAGATCAGCGCCCGATCAGGCGCCGGCGTTCTTGTAACCGCCGCGGAAGTCGATGGCCCCGACCCCGAAGTCATGTTCGATGCTGAGCTGCATCCCCTGACGCCCGAACGGTTCCTCCATCCGGGTGCGCGGGGCCGCCGCGCCTTCCAGATAGCCATAGACAAAGCAGGGCAGATCGGCCGGATCGGCCAGCAGATACCAGGCGTTGCCGGTGATCCGGGCCGAAGGCACCACCTCCAGAATCCCGGCAAAGGGGTTCACATTGCCCGCCTGATCGGCCTGGATCGGCGCCACGATCTGCTGCGCCTCGGTCAGCTTGTCGGGTCCGACCAACAGGATCGACGGCAGGATGCCCAGCAGGTTCTTGTCAACCGAGGTCTGTTTCATCATCGCCGCCCGGCCCACAGACAGCGAGGTGACGTTGATGGCCGCTGCCGTCGCCGCCTTGGTGCCATCGGTGGTGTTGAACACCTGCCGGGTGGTTTCCGCCAGGGTCGGGCCGTCACTGCCTGCACCGCCCAGCATCATCTTGTAGAAGGTGGCATCTTCGAACCGCGACACGGCGCGGCCCTGATCGGCAATCGTGTCGGCAATCGCGCCGATATCATCGTTGATCAGGGTCTGACGGGTGATCGACATCGCAATGCCATAGGACACCAGCGCGACCGTTTCCGCCTTTTCCCCGATGGTGCCATATTTGATTTCGCCGCCTTCGCCGATGGGCTGAAGCGTCGGGAAATCACCCGGACGGATGATCGGATGGGGCCGGAAATCGCGGAAGGTTTTCTGCCGCGCGATCCGGCGATAGGTCGGATTGGCCTCGCGGTAGCGGGTTTCCAACTCCTTGTTCAGCGCGTTCTGCAACGACAGCGGGAAATCGCTGGTCGAGTGCATCGCCATGAACACCTCCAGCCGGTCGTTGGCGGTGCGCAGCGGGCCACGATGGCCATTGCTCAGCGCCGCCATCTCGGCCAGCGACAGCGACATGAACGGACGCGCCCGATCATCGGTCGGTTTGCGGCGCCCGATCTGCGCCGCCAGCGCCTCGGTCATGCCAATGCGGCGCGTTTCGCGCTCGTCGCGGGTGATCCGGGCGGTGGCACCGCCGGGCTTGTGCTTGGTCACGCTCGGTCCTTTCTCGCGGTAATGGGCAATCACGCCCTGAATGGGGGTGCGCTTGGCGATGAAGTCGCGGGCCGTCGCGACGGTCCCGCCATGCATGGACACCAGATCGAGGATCGCCACGGCATCGCCGTCTTCCTCGTCTTCGGTCTCTGCGCCTTCGGCCTCGGCCTCGTCGGGATCTTCGCCGCCTTCGGCCTCCGCCTCGTCGGCATCTTCCTCGGATTCGGCGCGCGCTTCGGCCTCATCCTCGAGTTCCGCCTCGGGCTTGATATCCTCGTTGTCGTCTTCGGCCATGGTGGTGGCCGTCTTCGCAGTGGGTTTCTTGGCCATCTCAGGCTCCTGTCTTGGGGTGGAAATGCCGCACATAAGGGCCATGACGGCCCGTTTTCCGGGGCCTTTGGCCCCTGCCCCCGACAACAGGTGCGGCGGGGAATTTGCATAGACGTGATACGGGAACCGCGCGGCGGCGCTGGCCTCGACATCGCCAACGTCATCCGCGAATCCGGCTGCAATGGCCTCGTCCGGGCTGAACCACGTCTCCGCGCGCATGATTTCTCGGGCCGCTTCGGCGTCGATACCGGCGCGCTCGGCATAGATCGCGGCATAGCCATCGGCCAGACCCGCCAGCATATCGGCCACGGCGCGGTGATCGTCCTCTGTCCCGCGCCCTTGGGTGAACCCAACCGCAGGATCATGGATCATCAGGGATGCGCCCATGCGCATCGTGATCCGGTCCCCCGCCATGACAATCAGGCTGGCTGCACTGACAGCCGTTCCCGATACCACGACATGGACCGATCCGGGGTGATCCTTCAGCAGGTGATAGATGGCCAGACCTTCCGAAGCGATACCGCCCCCGGAATTGATATGGACCGTCACGTCACCCTGCCCGGCCAGCCAGCCCCGGACATCGGCCGTCGTGAAATGCGGGTCTTCGGGCCAGAAGGCTGCGCCCACCGACCCTTCCAGATAGATGTCACCCCGCATCGGCGTAAGGCTCCGACGCCATGCCATCGGCGGGCGCATCTACCGGGTCGGTGCCCGATCCGTCGATGTCGGGGCCGACAATCCCTTCATCCGAAGGCGGAGGATCCTCCGATGGCATCGGGTCGGTATCACCGACAAGGGCGCTCAGCCGGTCGCGCAGTCCAACCGCATCGGCACGGCTGATGCGGAACGGCAGAATCGTCTGCGGGGCGGTCGGCGAGAATGGCTGGCGAGACCCGTGAATAAGGACCATCACGCCACCGTCTGCCGTGGAATGCACGCTGATGCCCCGCGACAGGAACAACGCTAGGTATTCGTCCCTCTTTCCAGCGCCCCGGCGGGGTCGAGGGAACTCGTCCTGTCGGCTGTCCGAAGCGGCGCTATGATACGCATGTGGCATCAGCCCGGAATCGTCTTCTCTACGCATTGGCGTCTCTTTCCTGCTGGTCTGTTTCGGATTGTGCCGCCGCTGCCTGCGACGGGGCTTTCAGTGCGGCCAGGGATTGCCGGGTTTCCGCATCCGCCTTGATTTCGGCGTCGATTTCGCCCGGCTCGTACCCCATGCGCCGGATCTCGGCGGGGCGGCTGGACAGGCCCGCCTCGATCTTCTGGACCGCCACCTGGGTTTCCGTCTTTGGGTCGGCCACAGCGGGCGGCGGCGGTGTATAGGCGATACGCGCCTTGCTCAGGGCCGAGACCTTCTTTGGATCGGCATAGGCCCAACTGCGCAGAAACCACTGACCCATGGGGGCACAGAGGCGCGGCATGACCAGCGTCCACTGCCATGCCTCGACATTGGCGGCCATTTCCATCCGCCCTATGCGGGCCGAACTGTAGTTCACGCCTGACAGATCGCCGGTCAGCGCCTCGTACGTGATGCCCAGCCCGGCCGCGATCCGGCGCAGATGCACCCTGGCGAAATCGTCATAGCCAGTCACATCCGGCGGGGTGGCGAAAGAAATTTCGTCATCACTGCCGATTTGCTGGATCATGCCCGGTGCCAGCTTTGACGGAATGCCGGAGGCCGGGCCTTCCTTGTCCGACCGCCAGAACACCGCAAAGCAGGCAGCGATCTTCTGACGCATCATCTGCGCCTCGTCGTTCTCGGCCAGCGCCACCAGATCGTCCAGGACCGGGGCAAACCAGCTGACACCACGCCTCTGGCCAGCCCGATCCGTGCGGTAGAGGTGGATCACCCGATCTGCCGGAATGCGCGAGGATGTCAGGCCGCGCCATTCCGGGTGCCAGACCGCACTGCCCGGATGCTCGTCGTACAGGTGATAGGCCACCACGCGCCCGTCCGGGCCATATTCGATTCCGTCATACAGGGTGTTTGCCGGGTTCCCCGCGCGACCCTGCATCCGGTCATCCAGATAGTCCGCCTCCAGCACCCGCACCTGAAAGAAGCTGTCCGGGCCGGATTCGCGTGGCATTATCATCAGCGACTCGCCATCGACGATCATCGCGCGCACCATCAGCCGCTGCATCGCGGCCAGGGTCGAAGCACCGTCGGCGTCGATCCTGACCGTGTCCAGCAGCGACTGCTGCACCTTCCAGGCGTCGCGCAGCTCCGTATCGTCGCTGATCAGCTTGGGCTCGATCCCGGTTCCGATCACTGCGTTGACCAGCACCTGGACCGCGCGTTCGGCCACGGCGTTGTTCCGCACCACATCCCGAACCGACAAGGCGATCTGGCGCCGGGCCACGGCCGACACGGCATCGGCATCACCCGCGACGGCCCGAACCGACGGGCTGCGACGAGGCAGCGATCCGGCACGATAATGCGCCATGGCTTGCAGCGACATCCGCGCCTGCGCCCGGCGCAGCCCGGCGCGCGGGCTGACCACCGCAATGGCCCGATCCAGCAGATTCATCAGGGACGTTCCATGAACTGGGGGTAATGCTGGCGGCTGGGCGCACTTTCGCCAGCCACCGATGCCTCCATTTCCGCCAGGAGCGAGCGCATTTCCGCCAAGCTGCGGAAGGTGATCTGTTCCTCTCCGACCTTCACCTGACTGGCGCCCTTGGCGATAGCCGACCGCAGGCGGGCCACGTCTGTTTGGGTGTAGCTCATAACCAGTCGTTCCCCCTGTCGGCGATCCAGCCGGGTTGATCTTGTTGCGGTTCAGGCGCAGGTGGCGGGGCCGTCTGCCGTGGTGCTCTGGCCGCTGCCTGCTGGGACAAGGGCACCACTGGCATTGCGGCGTCGAACAGATCGGCCTGGGCCTCTGGCGGCGCGATGCCGCGTTCGGCTTCCATAATGTCCCACTGTCCATCCGTCATGGCGGTCCAGCCGCGCTTGCGGGCGGCGGCTTCGGAATAGATCATGGTGTCCAGGCACTCGTTGCGGCGGCTTGGCTCGACCAACTCCCAGCTCGACACCATAACGCCCGACCGGCTGCGCTTGAGCACACGCACTTCGGACGTGATCTGGCGGTAGTATTCGTCCCCCAGCCCCAGGGCAAAGGCGATGAACCCGCGCTCCTGCGCGTCTTCCTTGGCCAACCAGGCGTAGAAATCCGCCTTCATCTGGCTGACATTCAGCATCCAGCCCCGCCGCTGGCGCTTGATCACACGGCCATTGGCCTTGCGATCCGCCTGGGGGCGCAGGGTTGGGCCATTACCAGAGGAGGAACCCTTGATCAGGATCACCCGCGTCCAAGGGTGGCGCTTGGCCCAGTCCCGCACATCTTCCGTGAACGCGCCCTCGTCCACCGCCATCATGTCGATCTGCAACGGCAGGCCCAGTGTGGTGCGCCAGGTCGATTTCAACAGCGCATCCAGACCGGCGCGGCCTTCATCGTCGCCGATATGATGCGGGATCACACGATGTTCGATCACCCAACGCCGATAATTGCGCCCATAGGCCACCAGAGTGACTTCTATGCGGTCAGCCTGGCAGTCCACCCCGGCGGTCATCAGAACGCCACAGGCAGGAATGCGACCGATCGGCAGATACTGCCCCTCCTCGGCCAGTTCGACCCGGTCGCGCAGCTTTTCCCAGTCCGGGCCCTTGCTGGCCTGTTCATAAGGCAGGCCCAACACGTCGTTCCAGAAGGTCTGCTCCGTCTCGGCCTCGACCTTGTCGGCGGCATCCTCTTCGGTTGTGATATTGGCCGGACTGCCCGTCCAGCCCATCACCTGGGCATATTCCACTGCGATACTGGCCCAGTCCCTTTGAGGCACATAGGCACGCCACAGGTGAAACCCAGGGTGATCCCCCCGCGGATTGTGGCGCACCCAGCGCCCAGCGGCGACCATCTGCGCCTTGTGCTGGTGGCCTATGGCCACGTGGCAGCTATCGCAGGTGAAATGCGCCGCGTGCAGCCGCTCTGGGTCAATCGACTTGCGAAAATTCTCCCAGGTCAGGGGGGCCATGTGGCCGCAATGCGGGCATGGCACATGGTAGTGTCGCTGATCCGACCGCAGATAGGCCCGCGTGACGCGACAGGTGCCCAGAACCTGCGGCGTGCTGATCCGCAGGATCTTGGCATCTTCAAAACCCGATGCCCGGCTTTCGGCCAGTTTCTCGGGATCACCCTTCGGCGTCATTTCGAACTTTCTGACGTCATCCATGGCAACGAACCGCCGCGTGGTGCCTGCAAGATCATCGGGTGACCCCGCCGACGTCACCTTGAGCGATCCGTCCCGCGCCAGTGTTTCCTGGTTGGACAGCGTGTCGGTCTGATCGCCACGCCCTTCGCCGAAGATCGCCCGCAGGGCTGGGGCCTGCCGGCGCATCGGCATCCACTTGTTGCGCACCCATTCTGTCGCAGCCGACGTGGTGGGGTGAACCACCAGACTGTCCAGCGGGCCATATTCGTGCCACGCGGCAACCGCAGGATTCAGGACCGACACGGTCTTGCCCCATTGCGCGCTCCCCCGGATTGTCACCTCGCGCGCCGGATGTTCCGGGCTCAGCACCTCGTGGATCTCGCGCAGGAAGGGAAAGCGCGCAATTCGGAACGGTCCCGGAAACGGAGACCTTTCATCAAAGACGATATTGTCTTCGCACCACCGGGTGATGTCGGGGGGTGGCGGTGGCAACATGGCCTGAGCCAGCCCCCGCAGAACGGCGGCCTCGGCCGATGACAGAAACCCCATTTCAGACCTGCGCCGCCGTTTCGGCTTCGGTCATGGGGGCAACCTCCGCATCTGCCACAAGCTGCGCAGACCGCTGACCCCGGTGTTTGCGCCACTCGTCGATCAGCACCTTGCGCACCTCCCGGTAATCCAGGCCGAAGCGATCCGCGACCGCCCGAGCGGCGTCGCGCAGAACGGCTTCGAACTGCGCGACCTCCTGAGTCATGGCCCGCGCGGTCTGGCGCTGGACCTCATCTGCCAACACCCAGCGGCCCTCGTCCCGCTGATTGTCCCTGCGCTTGCGGCGGGCATCCTCTTCGGCGTTCTGGATCCGGGCCAGTTCATAGCGATCCGGATCCTTGGCATCGAGCGGTGCGCCGGACCTGGGCGCCTTGGTGGTCGGGACTGTCGGAGGAGCATCCCCGTCCAGTTCCCGGATGGCGCGCTTGGTCGCAGCACCATTTCCCAGCATCTGGCCCGGATGAAGCCCCTTGCCGAGCGCGGCGGCGACCTTGTCCAGGTCGAACCTGCGGGCACGCCCATCGCCTGAAAAGCACCCCTCCAGCTTGCCTTCACTGACATACTGGCTGATGCGGGCCTTGGAGACATCCAGTCGCGCCGCAAGCTCGGTTGCGTTCAGTTCAGGCATTTACCTTTCCATCGTTAAGGCCAGCCAAGTTTAGGCTTTGCCCAAAGTTAAGCGCACCCCCACACGCACGGTGCGAATTACCCGCGTGCGGAGGTGCCGGGGAAGGACCCGAAGGGGGGTCTGGGGGTGGTCTCTGCCTACCCGCGAGACCGCTTTTCGACCATTCGGCCCAGGGTGCGGGAGAGGTGGGCTGGAAGCCGCGCCCAGAACTCGCGCGCGGCCTCTGCGTGAAACCCCAATCGGGGTTGGTAGATTGGGGCCGTGTCCGTCAGCGTCAGAATGCGGATCGGGATATCGTCAGGCGCGTTGCGCCGATAGACGCCGGGTGCCAGCCCATGCTTTGGGATGAAGTACCGCGCCTTGCCACGCCGGGCTTTGCGCTTCCGCGAGGCTTCGGTTTCGTTCGATGTATATCCGACATCGCGCCCGACTTGCAGCTGCGACATCACCTGATTGCGTTCGCCCGATGACCAGTTGCCATATCCGTCGATACGGGCGGCATCTGTCGGTATGGCGGTCCGCACATAGTCATCCGACGCAAGCGCGATACGGCGTTCGACGGCTTTCTGTGGCCGCGACCCACCATGTTCCTGCACCTTCAGGAAATACCGCCGCTCGACCGACGCCCTTTCCCCTATCTCGACTTCCAGCCTGCTTGGCCTCGCCCCACGCAACACACCGAAAGCGCGCTGGGTGTAGCGGGTTGGCCGATCAAACACCACGTTCATCCGGTTCTGAATGTGCTGCTGCACTTCCGTCGCGGTGTCGTTCAAGGCCCATGTCGCAGCCTGACGCACATCACGTGTGGCAAGCTGTCTGATTTGAGCCTGAAAGCGGGCGTCATCGAGATCGAAGGAAAGTTCCACCCCTACCCCCGGAAAAGCGAAAGCCCCGAGCGAGGCTCGGGGCACATTGCAGGCGTGTCACTCGGAGCGTATCAACCCGAGCGCGCCGCCCACCAGCCCGAGGCGCTGCCCGCTTTGCGGGGGTCCATCGGGCGTAAGGCTATGGGGAGGGACGATAGGCGTAGCGATTCGCGCCTGTCAATCCCCCTTTGTGCAGGCCGACCAGATCGGCCGCGCTGGCACCCACCAGCACCTCGCCCCCGAACAACTGCATTCGCACCGTGGCGCCACCGTCGGCATTCAGCTCGACCACCTCGCAGCGCGCGCCCGCAAACGCCCCGCCAGTGAACAGGGCCATCTCGCCTGGACGCGCCATGGCAGAGGCACGGCGGCGAGCAGCCAGCGCCATCCGTGCGGCCTCGCCCTCGGCATCCACCCGGCGCATGGCATGGATCTGGCGCAGGCGTTCCGGCTCCAGCACACCCCACTTCCCATCCGCCCGGCACAGGGCGCCGGTGATGAAGGGGCAGGACAGGACGCGGTGCACCACCGGCTGCCCCCGGAACCGCGCGAAGACATAGCCCGGCAGGTAGCGCCGGGCATAGTCGCGGGGCTTGCCGTGGCGGGTGACACGACGCATCAGCACCGGGTGGAAGCCATAGACCCCGCGCAGGCGCAGCCATGCCTCGGCCTGATCCTCGCGCTGGGGCGTGACGCGCAGCGCATACCACCGCGACGGGCCGGGCGTGACCAGCGCCGCACCCGAAGGGGCCAGCGTCACGGCATCGCCAATGGACAGGCCAAGGAACGAACGCGCGGCCATCATGCGGCATCCCCTTGGCTGGCGGCCTGCGCACGGGCGGCGCGGGCCTGATCCCCACGCGCGACGATCTCGCGCGCCGCGGCCTCATCATCGACCAGACGGCGCAACCAGGCGCGATCCGCATCCGAGGCGACCCCCAGCGCAATACGCTCCTGCACCCGGTCACGCATACTGCGATCCTCGACCGCCTGACGCTGGCACAGGGTCAGGTCATGCGGCATCACCGGGCGTGGATGCGCGATCAGGTGTCGGTAGAGCTGGACGAGATAGCCCGACGCCTCGGCACGCGGCCCGGCGACCGAGGCCAGCCAGCTGCGCACGATATCCGGGATGGCCGGGGGCCGATCCTCCTTGCCTGCGGCCATCTGGCGGATCAGCACCTCTGACGGCCAGACATTGCGCTTTGGCCCACCGGCGGCGCGCAGCACCTCATCCGCCAGCGCGACCAGCGAGGGCCGGGACAGATAGGCCAGATGCGTCACCAGACGCTGCATCAGCGCCTCATGCTCGGCCTCGGTCATCGGTTTGCCGTTGGCGCCCTTTCCACGCTGCAATCCGCTGGTGGCCAGCCGCTGCACGAACAGCTCGCGCACCGCCTCTCGCCCTGTCGCCTCGTGGGTATCGGTGTTGCCCGTGTCCATCATCCCTGCCCCTTTTCTCAGCCCTGCCCGGCTGGCCACCAGCGCGGCTGCGTTCTGTTCCATCGCGTAAGTCTTTTCTTCTCTTCTCTTTTCTCTTCTCTTCTACGCAGAACAGTTCCGAACTGTGCGGTACTGTTCCGGAACAGACTGGAACTGTTCCGGAACAGAATTCGACAGTTTCACCGCCCGCGCATCGGCCCCTCGCACCAGCCCTGCGCCACGGCGTGCATCAGCGCCGCCTCGTAATGCGTCGCCCGGCGGTTGCCCTTGCAGCCTTGCTTGAGCCAGTCATCCATGCGCCCGATCAGCCGGTCATCGGCCAGAACATGCTCGGACAGACCCATGCCGCGCAGCGCCTCGCGCAGGCGTTTGAGGCGCTGATAGGTGGCCTTGTCCTCTTTCGACAGCTCGTGGATCTCGCGCCGTTCGATGGCATCCTGCACCTGCGCCAGCACCACAGGATGCATCAGCCGCACCTCTCCATCGGACAGGCACGGGCACCAGTTGCGCAGCGGCCCGAACTCCATGCGCCGCAGCTCTGCCATGCGCCGCGCATCAACGCGCAGCATCTGGGCCAATTCGGCGTCATCGTCGGGCAGCGTGCCCACGGGGCTTTCCAACTGGCTCAGATCGAACAGCGCCCGCGCCATGCCCTGCACCTCCCAGCTGCACAGGCGGAACGACCGCGACGACAGCCAGCGCAGATGCTGCCATTTGACGAAGCTATGACCATCCAGCCGAACACCTCGCGCAACGGGGTATTCCGGCAGATCGTTCGGAACAGGTTTCAGGCGCGGCGCTGTCATGCGTCCCCCTCATCTGCGCGCATGATCGTCTCTTCCAACAGCCGCGCGCGCATCGCGTCGGTGGTGCAGGCGGCCGGTTGCTGCCGCGCCCAGGTCAGGGCCTCATAGGCCCGGATGCGGCGCTCACCGGCCCGCCGGCGGATCGTGTCCTTGCTCGCACGGTCGGTCACAACAGCACCCCCTGCCGCCCATCGGCCTTGTCCAGCATCAGCAGATGCGCCGGCCCCTCATGCGCCCGATCCCATACGAACCAGGCATTGAGCATCGGTGGCGCACCCCCGCCGCTGAAATCGATCCGCCAGCGCATCAGATACACGCGGGCAGGCGTATGCTGCGCCCAAAGCGCGGCGCGCGAGGCCGCACCGGGCCAGCCCAGCGGCAGCAGCAGGGCCACATACTCCAGCCCCAGCACATCCAGCGCGTGGCGGATCCAGTCGCCCGAATTGCACTCGGCAAACGGCGGATTGGTCACCAGCGCCCGCGCAGGCGCATCCTGCGGGCCATAGTCGTAAAACGACCGGATCGCCGCGCCGCAGCCCCGGTCGATCAGGTCAGACGCCGCGACCGTCAGGCCCACGGCCTGCATCTCGCGCACCATCGCGCCGTCACCCGCCGCTGCCTCCCACACCATGCCAAAGTCGCGCAGCCGCGCGCCCTCCACCGCCAGCAGGGCGCGGGTCGGCTCGGGCGGCGTGGGGTAGAAATCGTGCTTTTCGCGGGGCGGCGCGGCGTCATAAACGCCCTCGCCCGCCTCGATCCCGACCAGCACCGGCTGCGCCACCTTGCCGGTTGCGCGGAACAGCCCGCGCGCGGAGGCCGCAGGCCGCGTCATGCCGCAACCCTCACGCCCAGCAGCGCGACGCCCGCCGGGGAAATCTCATAGCTGCGCCGATCCGGCGGGCCGAGCGCCAGAATATCGCCACAGCGGCGCAGCTCGGCGATATCGGCGGGCTGGATCCCGCAGCGCCCGCGCCATTCCGGGCCGGTCAACGGCACCCAGCACCGCCGGGCCCCATGCCAGAACGCCCGCAGAAAGGCGCGGCGCTCGGCGGTGCTCAATTCGTTGACCCCGCGATTGCTCATCCTGCCGCCTCCAGCTTTGCCGCCACCCGCCGCAGGCCATGGGTCACGCTGCTTTGGTCACAGCGCAGGGCGCGGGCGATCTCGGGCGCTGACATGCCCCGCTTGCGCGCAATCGCCATAACCGCCCAGCGGGCCGCCACGACCGGCTTGCTGCGCCCGGCGCCGCGGATCGCAGCAACGGGCAGGCCATTCGTGCGGGCGACGACCTCGATCACCTCATCCAGCATCGACTCGGGCAGCAACACCCGGCGCAGCATCTGCGCATCGGCCTCGATCGCCCGGACACGCGCCACCGCATCGTCGCCAAACTCTGCCGCAACGGCAGCGCCAATCGAATGCACCGCCTGTTCCAGCCCGTCGAGGCTGGCCAGCATGGCATGGCGCACGCGAAAGGCCTGATCACCCTCCATGCCGCAGCCCCCCGCAGATCCCGCCGCGCCGAGGGGACGGCGCGGCAGTCGTCAGCCGCGAAGGTGCAGCCCGACAGGCAAGAACAGGCCTTTCAGATTTGCCGGGAACGCCCGGTGCGGCGGGGCACATGCGCCCCTGGCCCCCGCAGGGGATGCGATGCGCGGCCCGCGCGCTCGGGACAAGCAACGCGCGCCGGGAATATGGTGCCCCGGAATGACCCCCGGCGAGTTGCGCACCGGGGGCCACGATACAGGACGAACGGCGGCGACCGGCCGCCAGCAGATCACGGCCGGTCCTGGCCGCAATGGGGTCGAGCACGCACGGCTTCGGCTTTCGGGCGCTGGCCTGCCATAGGCTGTGCCCCCTGATCCCGTTCAGGGTCCGCGCGCCCATCCCGCCGCGACGGGTTCTGATTTCGCGGCTGCCTACACTGGACCACGCCTGCGCGCTCGGGACGCCAGCCCCACCCGCCAACTTGCCGTGACCACCGAAGGGCGCGCGGGCGCCGAGGTGGCGGGGAGGGCAGGGATGCAGGGGCTGGCAACCGGAACGCGCCGCAAAATGTGGACTGGAACGACGCACTATCCGCGACATGTCGTCGCAGGCTACAATGGGCGGTGTGAGGGCGATTCGTTGACGCGAACCGCCCTCCGCGACAGCCAGGCAATCCCGCCCGCTGCCACACATAGCCATGACAGGAGAAACACCATGGCCACGTTCATCGACCCGGAGTCCGGGCTCGAACTTAATGCCGTACCGAAGAAGCGCATAAGTCTGGACCCCAAGGCCCAAGCCGTTGCCCGCCGCCTGCGCTCCGAGGGGCACAAGATCCAGGACATTGCGGCCATGCTTGGAACGAACCAAGGCCGCGTGCAGGCGGCTCTGGGTCGTACCGGCCGGAAAGGCAAAGATCAGCTGTCGCTGTTCTGAGCTGATCCGATGAAAAGCAGGGAGAAGCGCCAAGGGAACTGACGACCGGCGGTTTCGACCCGCCGGTCGTTTTGCTGCGCTTTGGCAGCACCGCTGACGTCCAGCGATGCTGCCAAAGCCCAGAAAAAGCCCCCCGAGGGCGCCACCTCGGGGGGAGGTCAACAGGGAGGTGCCGGGGCACCCTGCCCCGGCCTCCGGCGCGCACCACGCCGAAGATATGGCCCGACCCGCAGGCGCGCAGGCCGGGCGGCGGGCCGCGCCAGTGGTGGCGAAATCAGCGGCCCCGGTATCGAAAAGCCCCCCGGCCACGGCGGGCCGGGGGCAGGCATGACCCGCGCGAGCAGTAGATGCGCAGGCCGAGGCATGGGGGCGGGGGGAAATCATTGATCTGCCCCCTTGAGGCGGCGGAAAAACTTTTCCGACCGCAGCAGGAACACATGATGCGCACGGGCCGCGCGCATGGCACGGCGCCGGTAGAACCGCGCCAGAATCCGCCAGAACACGCGCTGCATCACACGCCCTCCGGGTCGATCACCTGAAACACCGCCTCGGCCCCCACCAGGGCAATCACCCGCAGCACGTAGCGGAAATGCGGCGCATTTTCCTGCCGCAGCCAGTTGCGCACCGTGCGCGCCGTCACCGGGCGACGATCCGAGGTCAGCACCTGCGCGGCCAGCTCTGCCAGTTCGTTTTCGGTGACCGCCTCGGGAAAGGCCCGCCACAGCAACCCGGCAAACCACGCCCGCTCGGCATCCTCGCTGCCACGCGGCGGCAATTTTCGGAAAGACATTTCCGACACTCCTGTGCTGTTCTGCCCGTGTGGAGAGCGAACAGGAACAGAGGAAAGGACCGAGGGCGCCGTGTGCTTCATCACGCGGCGCCTTTCGTTTGGGGAGGTATCTTTTTGAAAGCAAAGAGAGATCTGGGGCAATGCAAGCCCTTCGCCGCGCACGCCCGCTCCAACGCGTCAAACCAACTTGCCGGAAATTTTCCATCTCTCTTTGCCGCGCGAACGGAAAACTCACCTACACCACAGAGGCGACGCACCTCTTCGGCTCCAAGGGCAGCTATGATGTCAGATACGTTCGTCATGCGCCATAAATGACAACTTTCTTGTCTCTACACAAGACAAGAACTTCACGTTGCGGCAAGAATCTTGTCAGATAGGACTTGCTCCATGGACAAGCCCTTCGCCGATCAAGCTTCTCGGATCCTCTGGCACCGAGCCCTACTGCAGTATACTCAAGACGAGTACGCGCGGAGGGCGGGCTTGAAACGGGCCGCTATCAACAACTATGAAAGCGGTGATTTTCAGATTGGGCTGGCTGCTGCCCGCGCTCTGCGGAAGACGTACGGGCTATCGCTCGATTTCATATATGAGGGTGAAGTCGAGGCATTGCCGATGAACTTGAGAAAAGCTCTGCTAGACAAGCCCATCGATAGATGATCGAGGAAGTCAATTGTTAGACCAGACTCCCTTGCCGCTGAAGCCAATAGCCTGATTCTGTCGCCTTCTTTCATCAGTTCCGCCCTATGATTCCACCCAAGATCGTCATGCGATGCATCGTCACATTCAACCTCATTGGCAAAAACACACATTTTCCCCCCTAATTTGACACACATCAATTAATGCTTGGCGAATCCACGCCGCCGAACCACAATAGCCTCTGCGGCTACAAGGGGGCTGGGATGATCAAGGTTGGTGGAATTCTCTCTATTATCTTTTGCTTTCAAACGGTTAGCGCATTCGCACAGAGCGCGAGCACAGTGGCGGAATGCGCGAAGGTGGCCGAGAACAGCCAAAGGCTTTCATGCTATGATTATTTCTTCCCACGCCAATCGCCCGCCCCCGCTACTATCAATGCCATGGAGAAGACTATCTGGCATTCATTCTCAGAGCAGTCAGCAATGACAGATACCATGAGCCATTGGGTAGCGGCCAACTCCGAGAGCGCCGTAAAATGCAATGATCACTCGCGCGCCAAACCAATGGTGATGATGATCTCCTGCTACGAGAACACGACGAGCATAACTATTGAAGGCGAAGGATGTTTTTTTTCAAAATACTGGGGCAAAGTCGAGTATCGCCTCGACGATCAACCCATGAAAACAGTCCGAATGACAGAAAGCAACGACAATAGAGCGCTTGGACTCTGGTCTGGGAAGCAGAGCATTCCCTTCGTCAAGTCGCTTCTGGGTGCAACGAAGATCCGCCTGCGCATACTGCCAGTGAACGAAGATAGCATCGAGACGACCTTCAATCTTACCGGCCTTTCGGATGCACTCGCGCCGGTCAGAAAGGCGTGCGGCTGGTAGACACCAGGAACCCAACGCCCGCCAGAGCTACCAAAATATAGCTCGATATGCCCCGATTCTTGGTTGGCGCATCTCATAGCGACTCGAACAGACAAGATTCTTGTCATTTTTCCTTGATCTGACAATTTTCTTGTCTAGTATAGCCCCCATCGCAACCCGATGGAGGCTCCGATGCCCACGCTACGCATACATGAAGCCTACCCCGACGAGGTATGGTTCGACGCCCCCGAGTCCGGGGCAAAGACCTGCCGTCTGTGCGTGGCCTTTGTCATGTGGGCTCAGGACGATGACGACGATCCGACACGTGCTGCACGGGGATACCACGACCCGGTCACGGGCTGGCTGGCCGACCAGCGCGGGTTCTGGCTGCTGGTCGGCGACGAGCGCCCAGGGCAGGCCATATGGATGCAGAGACTTACGATCCTCAAAGGCCGAGTGATTTTCCGATCAGACGAATGGCCTCCGGGGCGGCGTCCAGAGCCTGACGCAGAAGTGCGGGTACGGCTGCTTTCACTCCATCGGCGGGCAGGTCCGTGATGGCCGCGCGCAGCTTTTCCTTGATCCCGTCCGGCGCTTCGGCTGCATCCACTGCGTCCAGCATGATCTGCCTGATCGTATCATCGTGCAGCTTGACCGTCACGACGCCAAGGATGGCGGTCAACCCTCCGTCATCGGCAAGAAAATCGAGGCCTCGCGGGGTGATCTCTGCCCGCAGGATCTCGGGCATTGACGCAGGCGATTTTCTGACCGCGCTGGCCACCACCAACCCATGGCCGCTCAGATACATCAGGTTCCGCACAAACAGTGGCTCAGCCCGGAATTGGGGCGACAGGTCCGGCAACGCCATGGCGGCCGGATACAGCTCCGCCAATGCCACGAGAATACGCCGCTGCAGATCCCGGTCGAGCGGGGCTGCCGAAACCTCAATCATTTCCCGCGTTCTCCTTCTCGTTTGCGTGGGAATCGCCGGGCGCGTGTTTGCGGCGCGCGCCCGGCACCAAGTCTAGCCGTTTCCCCCACCCTCACAACACAGGAGGCCCCGATGCCCACCCCCGACCCCACGCACGGCGCCGCGAATGTGGTGCGCCTGCACCCGCTGCGCCCGGCGCCCCGCCCCGAGGCCGATCTGCCCACCTTTTTGGCGCAGGCATGTGGCCGTGTGAAAATGGCCGTCCGCCACATGGTCCACCAGGGCCGCGTCACCGTCACCCACCGCCCCGGCGGTGCCGCATGACGCATTTCGAACGCCTCAACACCCGCCGCGCCCGCACCGACCTGATCCACGCCGCGCTCACCGCCCTGTGGTCCACCGGCGCGGCCCTTGGCTGGGCCATCCTGCTGGCCGAAGGCGCGCGCCTCTACCTCGGCCACCTCGCCCAGCTTCCCCACCCATGACGCGCGGCACGCTGATCTCCATCAGCACCGGCGACGGGACAAAGACCGTCCCGGTCCCGATGGAAGTGTTCAAAGCCGCGCTTGATCAGGTCCGAGGAACCCCGCCCATGAAACACGACCCCGACTTTGCCCGCCAGAACACCGACGCCTACGCCGTCACCTCCGACGAGCTGCGCCAGTTCATCGAACGTGCCGAACAGCTTGCCGCCGAAAAGAAGGACATCGCCGAGCAGGAGAAGGAACTGTTCGCCGAAGCGAAGGGCCGCGGCTACGACACCAAGGTGATGCGCAAACTCATCGCCCTGCGCAAGCGCAAGCCAGACGACGTGGCCGAGGAAGAGGCGATCCTCGACATGTACAAATCCGCGCTGGGGATGGTGTGACATGACCTGCTGCGACGACATCAAGCACCAGCGCCTGTATCGGGCCGAAACCCCAAGCGGACAGGCCGTCTGGTGCCTCAAATGCGGCCGCGCCCACCCCGCAACACCATCCGAGATCGAGCGCATCCGCGCGACCGGCGGCGATGCCTGACCCTTCGGTGACTGGCCCCGCGCGGGCCAGCATCCCAAGCGCCAGCTTAGGAGTATCCCCGAATGCCCCCCATCCCGCCCCGTGGGCTACCCACCTCACCGCCGCCTCTGCCCGGCGCGGCGCCCTGTCTGCCCTGCGGCCCCTCGCCAACCCCGACTGCCCGACCTGCGGCGGCACGGGCTGGCACACCCGCCGCGTCGAATTTGGCGTCACCGGCACCGAGGCCGTGGCCTGTCATTGCACGGAGGCCACCCCATGAACGAGCTTGAAGAACTGCGGAACCCCCAGCCCGACCCGCCCCCGCCTCTGCTGCTGGCCGCGCTGGGCGCGCTGATGGTCATCGCGGCGATTGTGGTGTGGGGGTTGTGATGGGGGAGACGCCAATCCGCATCCAGCTATCCCGCGCCAAGGGCTGGCGGATGCCGCCGAACACCGTGAAGGTGGACCGCACAACGAAGTGGGGCAACCCGTTCAAGGGGGATGCCGCCGCATGTGTCGCAGCGTTCCGTGACCTTTATCGGGGGCGCTGCAAAGTGATTTGCGGCCCGTCCGAACCGATTACTGGCATGGCATTCATCCCGGCCCACGTCATGCCTGAACCGCGCGAACTACGCGGCAAGAACCTCGCCTGCTGGTGCCCCATAGGCAGCCCCTGCCACGCCGACGTGCTGCTGGAAATCGCCAATGCTTGACCGCCCCCTGCGCGTCCTGATCGGCTGCGAAACCTCTGGCGTCATGCGCCGGGCCTTTGCCGCCCATGGCCACGACACATGGTCCTGCGACCTGCTGCCTTCCGAGGACGGAAGCAATCGGCACATTCGGGGCGACGTGCGCGACCATCTGGCCGACGGCTGGGATTTGCTCGTCGTGGCCCACCCGCCCTGCACCCGGCTCTGCAACAGCGGTGTCCGCTGGCTGCACAGTCCGCCTCCGGGGCGCACGGCTGCGGACATGTGGGCAGAGTTGGACGAGGGCGCGGCCCTGTTCACGGCCTGCTGGCAGGCGCCGGTGGACCGGGTGGCCGTGGAAAACCCGGTGATGCACCGCCACGCCCGCGAGCGGCTGCCGGCCAATCTGCCGCGCCCGCAGATCGTGCAGCCGTGGTGGTTCGGTGAACCCGCCAAGAAGGCAACCGGATTCTACCTGCGCGGCCTGCCGCCTCTCGTGGCGACCAATCGCCTGCCCCTGCCCGCCAAGGGCAGCGACGAGGACAAAAGATGGCAGGCCGTCCACCGCGCCAGCCCCGGCCCGGATCGCTGGAAATTCCGCAGCCGCACATTCGAGGGCGTTGCCGCCGCATGTGCCGACCAATGGGGCCGCGCGGCCCTGCAACAGATCAGGAGCGCAGCATGACCGACCTCGCCAAGATGAAGGACTGACATGGGCAAGCGCGCCACTTTCACGGGAAAGCAGATCTCCGCTGCCGTCGCGGCTGCGCGCGCAGCAGACCCGCGCGCGGTGATTGAAATCATCACACAGTCTGGCACGATACGAATCCTGCCGGAATCCACCCCAGAGAAACCGGCCGACGAGGTGGAGGCATGGTTCGGGCGTGACGATGGTTAATCTGCGCGGCATCAACAAGATCCGCAAACGCCTGTCAGACGGCAGTGTGATCGAGATGCACTATGCGTGGCGCGGCAAGGGCGCCCCATGCTTCTGGCGCAGCGACAGCAATATCCTGATCGGATCGCCGGAGTATGTCGCCGCGCTGGCCGAGGCCGCGCCGAAGGGGCAGGCCGCAAAAGGCAAGTTCCGCGAGGCGATCCTTGGCTTTCTTGCCAGCCAGGAGTTTCGCGGGCTGGCACCGCGCACCCAGTCAGACATGCGCACATCCATCAACCATCCGAAAAACGGGATAGACGTCAAATTCGGTGATGCCCCGATCCGGGCGTTCGATGATCCGCGCATCCGCAAGCGAGTGCTGGACTGGAGAGACGGGATCGGCGGCAAGGTGGGCGATGACCGCATTCGCCACCTGCAACGGATCGTCGGCTGGTCGCTGGATCGCGGGCTCCTGATGCAGCACCGCCTGATGGGTATCAAATCGACCTACAAGGCCACCCGCGCCGAGGTGTTCTGGCTGGCGGCCGACATCGAGACATTTGTGGCAGGGGCGCCGCCCCATGTCGGGCGCATCCTGATTGCCGCCACCGAAACCGGCCTCCGGCCCGGCGATCTGGCCAAGCTAGCGCGCGAGCATATCCACCCGACGCCGACTGGCCGTCGCATCGTCGTCTGGACATCCAAGGGCAAGGCCAAGCGGCGCATTGCCTCTATTCCCGTGACACCGCGCATGGCCGCGCTGATCGACAGCACACCAGCCGATCAGCGCGCCATCATCACCAACAAGGGCGGACAGCCCTATCAGCACGAGAACTACCTGGGAGACGCGGTCAGCACGTGGCGTGACAAGCTGGGGCTGCGATCCGAACTGCGGCTCTATGATGCGCGCGGCACCGCAGCCACCAGACTGTTCCAAGCCGGGGCCGAACTGCGCGAGATCGCCACCCACATGGGCTGGTCGATCAAGCACGCGGCAGAGGTGATTGAACGATATGTCGCACTATCACCGGAGATGACCGACGGCCTGGCCGCAAAACTGCAAGAGGCCGAATCCAGAACGAAAGTGCAAACTGCGGTGCAAACCGGATAG